AAGAAAGAATGGAATGATGATTTTACAACTAAATCTTATAGTAGGAAAGGTATAGTAAATGCAAACAGTATTCAAGAAGCAATAAAAATGCTACAAGCTGAAGATTATGCAACCAATCCGAATTATGATAAAAATGTATTAAGGATTATTGATCGTGCTATCAAGGAAGGGTGGTTTTAAATTATGACAGATTCAAATTTGCAGTTTTCAGATACAGATAAAAAAGACAGTAATTTAGAATTTAGTGAAACAAATAATGATGCTAACTTAGAATTTGGCAATCAAACACAAACTAATAATTTAGAATTTAGTTCTGAAAAAAAAGAACTTACGACTAATCAAAATGAAACCAATTTTAAAACAGATTTTGGTAGTAGTTTATTTAACGAGAACCTAAGTCTTATAGATTTTAATACTGAGTTTGATTTTAGTGATACTGTTAACAGCTTATTTTTAAATCAAAATGATGTTTTTGATTTTAAAGAACAAGATTTTAGTATTACTAGAAAAATATTTGAAGATTTTACAGTTAAAGATGAAGGAGAAAAAGCTGCTTCTGTATCACCTGCAATATTAAATTACTTAACTATGTTTGATTTTCTTCAAGGAAATCAATTCTCTGACATGGGTTTTAGTAATAAACCTATTGAAAGAGCTAATGATTTAAAAAACATTAACAAGTTAATGAAACAAGAATTAGGTTATTCATATAATCAATTCAATAATAATTTAATACCAAGAGATGTTTTAGAATCTGATAAATTTCAAAAAGGATTATTAAATATAAGAAAGTTTTATGAAAATAAAAACTTTACAATTACAGACGTAAAAGCTAGTGATGCAACTGAGTTAGAAAAACTAGCAAAAGGAATGGGAATTGAGATTAGTGGTGGTATTGCTGCTGATGTTGCTTTAGCACCACTATTAGGTTTTGGCCCTTATGGAATAGGGTCTTATCTTATTGGACAATTTAGTATTGGTTATGGTCTAAATATTAATGCACAAAAACAAAGAATAGGTAGAGAAAACTTAGCAGGTGATAATAGCAAAATAAGTCAAGCAGAAGCCATATCAGCAGGTCTTATACAAATGATTCCATTTGGTGTAACTGCAAAAGGTTGGAAAGGTGTAAGAAGAAGTGCTACTTTTGGAGGTACTTTAAGTGTTAGTGAAACTTTTTTAAGAGATATACTTGGAGATGAAGTAGCACCAGAAGAATATTGGTTATCACTTGGTCTTGGTACTACTTTTGGAGGTAGTTTTAAAGGTGCAGTAGAAGGCTTAGATAATATAGTAACTAAATATAAAGGAAAAACTATTAAAGAAATTGATAGTAGTTTGACTAATAAGGAAAAGAAAACTATCAACGACTCTGTAGAAATTATTGACGAAGCTAACGAAGCTATCAATACAAAATTAGAAAGTGAAGGAGTTAGTAAAACTGATCTTGAAAATGAAATTAAAAGTCAAACTACAGGTGAACAAGTAAAACCACAAACAGAAGGAGGTGAAGTAAGAACTTATGTAATGCCTTCTGCTTATAAAAATACAAAACCTAATTATGGTAGTGCCAAAATTATTTTTGAATCTGATTTTGATAAAATGGCATACTCTTTAAGACTTGGCAAGAAAGCACCTGATACTCAATTTAAGATAGATAAAGAAAGAAAAATATTACAAACATTTTTAAGTCAAGGTTTTACAGAAGCAGAAATCAGAAAACATGGTGCAGAACTACATAAAAAAGTAAAAGCTTTTGTTACTGAAAAAACAGGTAGTGCTACAGCATCACCTTCTAATACAAAAGGATTAGTTATAGAGATTCCAGCAGATATAACATACAAAGATCAAGTAAATACTGTTTTAAATAAAACTCCAAATAAAAAACTAGACTTAGGAGATGTTAATAAGAATCCACAAAAAGCTAGTTTTATTGAAGAAAATCCAAATTTAAAAGAAGGTCAACAAGAATTTTTAGCGGCAAACATAAGAAAGAAAAAAGATGAAAATACTTTTCCTTCAATAACACAAAGAAAATCACAACAAGAAACAAAAGCAAAAGCTTTAGATTTACTAGCAGGTAATGAAACACCTAAAGATGACAATGTTATTAGTATTGCTAATTCAAAATTATTAAAAGAAAGACATCAACTGAAAGCAAAACTGTATGATGAATTTCCAGATGATGAACAAATTTATGCAGAGGCACAAGAAATTATTTTGCAGACAGAAAATGTTGCAAAAATAAACGACAAACTAATGGAAACTTATAAAACTAAGAATCCAAAACTAATAGAAGCAGAAATAAACAATCTTATAGAAGCATTAGATGAAGTAGATGATTGGTTAACAATGGGTCTTAGTACAAGAACTAGAGTTGCTAGAGCTTTCAAGACTATGGGTATGAAGCCAGATGTAGGTTTAGAGGGTAAAAAGCCAGCAGAAATAATGGACCTTACACCAGCACAAAAGAAAAAATTACAAGAAGAATCTATAGATGTATCACCAGTTTTAAATGAGTTAATACAACAAAATGTCGATTTAAAAAATGACATGATAGATGCTGTTAGACGAGCTAATCAAACAGGAGATTACTCTGAATTAATTAAACAATCACAATTAATAAAAGATATATCAGGCGACCCAAGAAATTTAGTTGCAGTTAAGAGTGGCAACATAATTAATGTATGGAAAGGGTTAGAAGGCTTTGGTCGAGTAATGAATGAGATTGGTATTAATGCAGTTTTATCAGGACCAAGCACACAAAAAGTAAATTTATTTTCTGGTCTTGCTATGACCTTTATGCGTTCATTAAATAATTTTGCAGGTGCGAATAATATTACGGAACTAAAAGCTGCTAGAGAACATTTATTTGCTTTATTTTATAACCTTGATTTTGCAGCATTAACATGGAAAAGATCATGGGATATGGAAGATAACTTTGTAAATGTCGGGAACATGAAAGGTCAAGTTAGCCAAAGATTTATGATTTCTTCTGATAATCAAGGAAGTTTTGGAAGACTTGCAGACAAAGCAATAGAACCAATCGCAAGAAAAACTGGTCTTATTCCAGCAGATGCACCATATTTTCCTTTTAATGCTATTGATTTTACTGGTAAAACATTAAGATTACCTAGTCGATTAATGACAGCAAATGACGCATTAATACAAACTCCTAATATTATTGGTGCTACAGCATTTTATTCTTTTAACGAAGGAATGAAAAAAGGTCTTAGTGGGTCAGAGCTAAGTAGATATGTAAAAAGCAACATTGATGGAGTTATACATTATATTTTAAAAGGTCAAGAAGGAACTATAGGCAGACTTGTAGATCCAGAGTTAGGTGCAGGTCCACAACAATTCATTCCTGATCTAGTGACAGAAAGAATACTTTTAAAAGCTAAAGAATTTGGTAAACAAATAACATTTACACAAGACATTAGAACAGAAGATTTATTTGGTAAGGGTGCAGACTTTATTAATAATATGGCTATAAAAAATCCTCTTGTAAGGTTCTGGTTAAAATTTACAAGAAGTCCTACAAATATGTTTAAAGAAGCAGGTAGATATTTACCTTATGTCAATACTCCTATGGTAGTAAGGTTTCCTGACCAATTACCTTTTAAAGCTGGATTTGGTATAGATGAATTTTATCAAAACAAAATAGGAGGTAGAAGACAAAACCTTAACTTTGTAAATGAATTTTTATTGCCAGAAATAAGGGCTGACTTAGCAAGTCCTGATCCTTTAGTGCGTCAAAATACAGTTGGCCAAATAAGAATGGGTTATGCTTATGCAAGTCTTTTGATGTTGGCTGCACACAAAAACAACGAAGATCCTCATGTAGGTGGTGAGCCACCACATATGTTTTTAACAGGTGGTGGTCCTAATTATTTTAATAAGAATGGTGCTGTTGAATGGATTTCTAAATACAAAAATGGGTGGCGGCCATATAGTGTTGCTACTTTAAAATATGATGAAGATGGAGATATAGTTTATAGAAATGGTAAACCTGTTTATGTATATAAAAGCTTAGAAGGCATACCTGACCCTATGGCTTCTCTTGTAAGAATATTTTTAGACTTTGCAGAAATGGCTCCATTGTCAACAAAAGATAAAGATATTGGTGAGTTCATAAAAGTTTGGGTTGCTTTTGCAGGTAGAAATATGTTTAACAAAACTTATACATCACAACTTAACGAACTTCTTAATATTATTGCAGCAGTACCAGATTTAGGAGAAAATGCAGACCCAGAAGAAGGTGTAAGTTATACAGAAAAAAGATGGTTTGATTATATTGGCAGACAAGTTGGTAATAGTATATTGCCTTATTCTTCTTTACTAAAAAGAATAGCTAGAACACCAGAAGACATTTTAAATATTATGGGTGTAACAGATGAACTAGCAAAAATAAAAGCTATAGAAGAAGGTGATTATTCTGATCTAAAATGGTTTTTAAAACCAGATACTAAAACTAGGGCAGGTGATACTGCGAATGAAAATGTAGATTATGGTGACGAAGAATTTAATAAAGTAAATGCTTTTATACAAGTAGCAGACAATATTCTCAATAAAATAAGAGAATCAGTTGGATATAATCTTGGTGGTACAGGAGTTCCACAAGTAGAACATATTACGAATGAATTTGTTACTTATCCTCAAAGGGCAGGTTTTGAATTATTTTCAACAACTCCTATTAGCGAAAGTAAAAATTTTAGATTGTATGAAGCTACAGCCTTAATAGGAAGAATGATGTCTCCACCACCAGAAGTTATAAGAGGGTCTAATTTTACAGGAGTAGGTTCAAAGAATTTTGTACCAAAAAAATTAGATAAAAAAGAATATAGTAAATTACAAATTTATGTAAATACTGTTGAAATTAATGTTGGTGGTCCTAATAAAATAAATATCAAAGAAGCTATGAATAGATTTTTTGATAGTGATATTTACCAAAAAGCCAAAAAAACAATCGAAGATGAAGGTAGAGATTCAGATTCGGGTCAATTAGCAGCAGAACTTATTTTTAATGAAATGAATAAAATTAATACTCAATTTATAAAAGCAGGTATTAATCTTTATAGACAGAAAGAGATGTCAGAAACAGAATTTAACGATAGGATAAATGCAAAGCAAAAAATTAAGAAAAAGTTTTTTGATAAAATGAATGAAGATTACAAAAACTTTAACTTAGGAAGTTAACTATGGCTACTAACACCACAGCAACAGCAACTACACATACTGGTAATGGTAGTACTAATAACTTTGCAATATCTTTTTCATTCTTAGCAAACGCAGAAATAGATGTAACAGTAGCAGGGGTTTTAAAAACATTAGATACACATTATACGATTAGCGGTTCAACTGTTACCTTTACTTCTGGTAACACCCCTGCTAATGGTGCTGCTATTAAGTTTCAAAGAGATACAAATATTAGTGCAAAGAAAGTAGATTTTGAAGATGGTAGTGTTTTAACAGAAACAGATTTAGATACAAATACAGATCAGATATTATTTGCTCAACAAGAGATTACAGATAAATTAGCAGGTATAGAAGAAGGAGCTACAGGAGATCAAACAGCAGCAGAGATCAGAACTTTAGTAGAAAGTGCAACTGATAGTAATGTCTTTACTGACGCAGATCATTCTAAATTAAATGCTATTGAAGCTGCTGCTACAGCAGACCAAACCGCAGCAGAAATAAGAACACTTGTTGAAAGTGCTAGTGATAGCAACGTGTTTACTGATGCTGACCATAGTAAGTTAAATGGTATTGAAGCAGGTGCAACTGCTGACCAAACTGCTGCTGAAATACGAACTCTTGTAGAATCAGCAACCGATAGTAATGTATTTACAGATGCAGACCATACAAAAGTAAACAATGCTGTAACTCTTACAGATGCACAAACACTTACTAATAAAACATTAACAACACCTGTTATTAACGATCTTAGTGGTACTGCTGTTGTTACTTCTGGTACTTCTACAAGTGATAATAAAGTCTATTCAGCTAAACGTGCAGGGGAAATATTTTATGGAAAAGATACTGTAGGAGAAATACAATCAGGTGAAACTTGGAGTAGTGCTGATGATAAGGTTGCTACAACTGCTGCTATAGATGCAAGGATTATAGATTTAGTAGATGATGTTGGTGGTTTTGTACCGATTGCAAGTGAAACAGTTTTTCCTAATACAAACCCTGATGTTAATAATGGTACTGGAACTCTTATAAGTATTAAAGAAATTGGTACAAGTAGAACACCATCAAGCGGTACTGTAACTATTGCAAATGGAAATGCTGCAAACAACGCAACAATTACTATTACAGGTTGTGGGTCAACAGTTTTAGCTGCTGGATTTGGAGCAATAGTAGAGACTACAACTATATTACATACATATACATTTCATAGGCTTACACCAAAAGCTACAGAAGTTACTACTGTTGCAGGGATAAGCGGTAACATAACAACTGTTGCTGGTATTGCATCAAACGTAACATCAGTTGCTAATAACGCAACAAATATAAATGCTGTCAATTCAAACGCATCTAATATTAATGCTGCTGTATCTAATGCAAGTAATATAAATAGTGCTGTTAGTAACGCTAGTAATATAAATTCTGCTGTTAGCAATGCAAGTAATATAACTACTGTTGCGACTAATATTTCTAACGTAAATGCTGTAGCTGGTAATAATTCAAATATTACTTCTGTAGCTGGTAACTCAACAAATATAAATAGTGCTGTAAGTAATGCAACCAATATCAATACTGTTGCTGGTTCTATAACCAACGTAAATAATGTTGGTGGTTCTATTAGTAATGTAAATACTGTAGCTTCTAATTTAAGTAGTGTTAACAGTTTTGCTAACTTATATCGAATAGGAGCAAACAACCCTACAAGCAGCTTAGATGTAGGAGACTTATTCTTTAACACAACTGCTAATGAACTTAAAGTTTATAATGGTTCTGCTTGGCAAGGTGGTGTTACTGCAACTGGTAACTTAGCTGGTCTAGGTACTAACACGTTTACTGCTGACCAAATAATTCATGGTCTTACTATTGGTAGAGGAGGTAATAATGGTTCAAGTGATACTGCTTTAGGGTCTGGTGTATTAAGTAATGCCGTTTCTGGAGGGTATCATAATACTGGTGTTGGTAATGACGCTTTAAAAAACCTTACAACTGCTAACAGTAACACTGCTGTTGGATTTAGAGCTTTGAAAGCAATTACAACTACAGGTGGTAATACTGCTGTAGGTAAAGATGCTTTACTAAATAATACTCAAATTAATAATACTGCTATTGGTTCTTTTGCTGCTACCGCAAACACAACTGGAAATACTTTAGTAGCAGTAGGAACGTTAGCGTTAACTGCTAACACAACTGGAAATGGAAATAATGCTTTTGGATATCAAGCGTTAGCAAGTAACACAACTGGGAGTAATAACACTTCTGTAGGTTTGTATTCTCTGATCGACAACACAACAGGTAGTAAAAACGTAGCAGTTGGTAAACACGCATTAGGTGACAACACTACAGCAGATAACAACACTGCTGTTGGATATGAAGCTTTAAAAGTAAACACAACTGCAAGTAATAACACTGCTATTGGAACTAATGCTTTACGATTTAACACAACTGGAGCAGATAATTTATCTGTTGGTGCTTATGGCTTACAAGCAAACGTAACTGGAAGTGATAATACAGCGATTGGTAGAAGTGCTTTATCAAGTAACACTACAGCAGATAACAACGTAGCTGTAGGTAGAGATGCTTTAAGAACAAACACAATAGGTTCTGCCAATACTGCTGTTGGTAAAGATGCTTTATTGGCAAACACAACTGCTAATTACAATACTGCTGTGGGTAAAGATGGTTTAACAGTTAACACAACAGGACATTCAAACGTAGCAGTTGGAGCTTTTGCCTTAGATGCAAATACTACTGCTAATAGTAACACTGCTGTCGGGACACTTGCTTTGTCAGCAGTTACTACTGGAAATCAAAATACTGCTGTTGGATATGGTGCTGGTCAGAATCTTACAACAGGAATTGATAATGTTGGTTTAGGTTATAACGGAGTTGGTGGGGTTACTACTGGTAACTACAATATAGGAATTGGTAGAAATGCTTTAAATTCTGTAGCTGGAGGCGGTGCTAACGTAGCAATAGGTTATACAGCTTTAGCTTCATCAAATGGTGATAGTAATAACACTGCTGTTGGTCATGCTGCTTTAGTAGCTTCGTCAGGTGGGACAGAACTTGTTGCTGTTGGTGCAAACGCTTTAGATTCTAATACAACTGCAAGTCACAACACTGGCATAGGTTCTCATGCTTTAAGTGCTAATACCACTGGAGCTTTCAATGTAGCGTTAGGTAGAAGAGCTTTATTTGCAAACACAACTGCAAGTGATAACGTAGCAGTTGGTTACAACTCTTTAATATCAAACACAACTGGTGGTCAAATTACTGCTGTTGGTTCTAATGCTTTAAGTAGTTTTGTAAGTGGAACGGCACAGTTAACAGCAGTTGGTCATGATGCTTTAAAACTTTGTACTGCACCTTATAACACTGCTGTAGGCTGGAAAGCTGGTGACGCTATAACCACAGGACAAGCCAACGTAATGGTAGGTGATGGCTCACTTAGTGCAAACCAAACTGGCGGTAGCAATGTTGCGGTGGGTCATTTTGCTCTTAATAACAGTACAGGAGACAACAATACTGGTGTTGGTGCTCATGCCGTTAGAGCTAATACTTCTGGAGCTTCAAACACAGGCATTGGTATGAGGGCTTTAATATCAAACACAACTGGTGGTCAAAATACTGCTGTTGGTAGAGATGCTTTATATACAAACACAACTGGATCAAATAATGTTGCTGTGGGTAAAGATGCTCTGCAATCAAACACAACAGCTAGTTACAACACAGCAGTAGGCCATGAAGCATTAGAAATGAATACTACTGGTACACAAAATACTGCTGTTGGTGCTTTTGCACTAGATGACAATACAACGGCAAATAATAATACTGCTATTGGTTATTTAGCTTTAACAGCAAACACAACTGGAAATTCTAACGTAGCTGTAGGACCTCATGCCTTAGATGCTAGTACTACAGCAGATAATTGTATAGCAATCGGATCAAATGCGGGAAGTAAAGTGACTACCGCAAATAGTAACATTCATATTGGTAGTGAGGCTGGTGACAACATAACAACTGGAATACAGAACTTATCTATAGGAACTACTGCTCTTAGCTCAATAAATACAGGAGCTAGAAACATAGCTATTGGTCATACAACAATGCAAAATGCTACAGGGGCTGCACATGACAATTGTATAATTGGTCATCAATCTGGATATTCACTTGATACAAGCAATGCGTATTACAATACAGCCCTTGGAAATTATGTTTTAGACTCTGCAACTTCTGCACATTCAAATACTGGAATCAGTTACGCTGCCTTGAGTAACCTGACCACAGGTGATGGTAATGTGGCTATTGGTATTTTTTCAATGGTCAATTCAACGACTGCTGCGGGAAATACCTGTGTGGGAAACACCTCTGGACATGACATAATTAGTGCTCAAGAAGGTGTTTGTATTGGAAATGCTGCTGGATTTTCAGCAGGTAATGACTATGTAGCTGGTACTGGTGGGATTTATGTTGGTTCGGCTTCTCAAGCTAGTTCAAGTAATGTAGATAAAGAAATTGTTTTAGCCTATAACCAAATAGGAAAAGGTACTAGAACATTTTTATGTGGTGCTGATCTTGGTGTTTATCACGCTGGTAATACAACAACTTGGACTACTACTTCTGATGAAAGAATTAAAAAGAATATTGTAGATAATAATGTTGGACTAGATATTATTACTAAGTTGCAGCCAAGAAATTTTGAATATAGGTCATTAGACGAAATTAAGGAAACAACTTTAGCTTCTGTTGCTGACAAAGCTCTTGTTAATAAAACTGGCACACAGCTAGGATTTGTTGCACAAGAATTAGAAAAAGTATTACCTGCTGCCGTACATACAAACGAACTTGGAATAAAAAATGTTAACTCTGATAATATAATTTACTATTTAATAAATGCAGTTAAAGAGTTATCCGTAAAAGTCACAGCCCTCGAAGCAGGGTAAACTGTAAACAATTACTTTTTTAAAATCATGGAAGAAAGAACCGCAGATGAAATTGCAGAAATCTTCTCTGCTGCTGGTGATAGCGTCACTCTAATCAACACTGCTAAAACATCAGATGAAACTGATGCTGAATACAAGGACAAAATCAAACGTAATGTAGAGCATCTTGAAATTATCAAGGCTTACAAAAAGATTGATGAAACAACTTCTATTTGGACATCAGAAGATTTTACAGCTATTGACAAAGCTATTGTTGATGGTAAAAAAGTTTATTCTTAATTTCTTATTATGACTATTGAAGAACTACAACAAAGGTTACAACAGTTAAACCTTGAAAGAAGTCAATTAGAAATTTCTTTTAATCAACTTACTGGTGCAATGTTAGAAGTTGAACGTCAAATTGTTGAAGAACAAAAGAAACTTGAACCAGAAAAAAAAGAGGAAAAAGCTAATGCCACTTAAAGGAAAACAATACAAACTTGATGTTGATGGTGATAAAAAAATCACCAGAAAAGATTTTATGATTTTAGCTAAAAACACCAAGAAGAAGAAAAAGAATGGAAATAAATCTGCCTGATTTACCAGATACAGATTTTATTCTCGTTCCACCTAAAACAATTTTTTATCCTCCGATAGTGGAAGAACCTTATTTAGATCCCCTACTTCTTCCAAGTTTGGAGCAGGTAGAGTCGGGTTTGGGAGGTCAGGAATCTTCTGCTGAAGAAGAAAAAGCATCTTCAACGGAGGAAGGGTTAGAAGTAAAACCAGAGACAATACCGACAAACCTGCCA